CTACCAACCAAGTTTGCTTTGAATCATTTGAAGCAAGGTTCTACGTCTTTCGACAAATCCACTTATAGGCAGAATATCCTTATCAAGGACAACTGAATATAAGTTTGTACCTAAAATACCGTAAAGGCTTAAAAAACCTGGAAGGTGTTTAGCTACAAGAGCTGCTGATCTCTGGTCGAGGTCAGGTAATGCAAAGTCATCCCATTGCTGGGTAAACTTAACATTACTAGGATCTTTATATTCACTCATAAAGAATGAATTAAATTTCCGGTCAAAGCTCATAAGGAATGTGCCGTCGTCTTTACCAAATAAATTTAGATACTTTTCGTACCTATCTTTAAATGGTAATCCATTAGGGTTAAATCCAATACCACCAAAGGTATCAGGAATATCCCATATGGCCTTAACAACTTTACGTTGTTTTGGACGAAGTAGTCGAAGAGATCCCTTACCAAGAAGTCGAACGATATCAATAAAGTTATCGTCAGATAATTGGCGCCATTTCAACTGAGGTTCAACAGAGTCTAAGGTTATTAACTTACCCCCAAACTCAGCTAAAAGCTTAGAAGAAATGGTTTTGCTCAAAGACACTGGACACTCTAAAATTTTGAGTGTTTCAGTATATCTGAGCATAAGGGTGTCATCAAGGATAATTACATCATCTCCCAAAACGAAAAACTTGTCATTATGACAGTAATCGTTCAAGAAGAAAAGTAATAATCCATGTGTCATAGCAAATGATCCAAAACTAGGGTAAAGACCTAAAGGTTGCCCTCTAGTCCATTTGACTAATCTATCTTCTAGAATCCAATTCGATCGGGAAATATCGTAAAACAAGTCGATATAATCTGAAAGAGTAGGAAACATAGAATGTAGAAGATCTATCTGAAGTGACAGAGGAAAATAATCTGTAGCTCCAGTTAAATCGACACAATGACATCTCTTCTGCTTGCTAAGGTGTTGCTGGATTGGTATCGTGGCCTTCTTTTGATCGAAGGTGCAATCCCATGGTAGTTGTTCAACCATAGAATATATTGCTTCACCAAGCGGTTTTAAAGCTACTTGGTATACACGATTAGGATTGGCAACAGCACGGAGTTTTAATCCGGGCTCTTGAATCAAACCTATTTTACCTACTGCATCTATTGAAGGGATAAAAGAAGTATCTTTATGATACGACTTAATTCTATCAAATCCTTTAAAAACACCATTAAAAATTCGATGGTATTTCTTTTGGATAAATAGACCAGTATCTGTGCTATCAATAGTTACCCATTGAGAAGCATAGAAATCAAGCTCAGGTCCCGTTTTACCATTTGGTAATGGTACACGTTTACCTGGTGAAGGTTGATAAGATATGTAGCTAGGCTGTGAAGCCGATCTCCATATTGGGCCAAAAACACGCCCAGCCTTCAAAACACCTTCTGTGATATAGCTAGGAATAGCTATATCTGGAGACTCAACTCCTTTAAGGAACTTATCCATTTGATTGGGAAGAACCTTTTTAGAGATGTGACTGGTATAACTTCTTAGTAAAACAGAACAAGAAAATCTCCTCTTTTTATGAAGAGACAACTTGAAAATATGAGAAAGAATACCTGCCGGTAAACCGGCAGAGTTCTTCTTATACCACTGTCCAACTAATGGTAAACCAGCCCGATAGCGAACATAGTCTGTATATATCTCTTTACAACGAGATACAGTCCATTCTATGCCACTATTAGTCTCCCACCTTAAAATTAGTTTCGAGTATTCTGAAACTAAACTTTTAGGCAGATTCAAAGCAGCATGGTAGGTAGGAAGATCCTCAGACGTGTAATTCATACGTCCTCCTTTTCTCCACATAGTGGTTTAAGGATTAGTATCACGAAGGATCTGGCGACCAGCCAGACTACTAGAGCACATAGCCACAAAGAGTACCATTATTCACCATCATCAGAGTTGAAGTAAGTTAAGAGGATCTTTTCCGACATTGTTAAAACATGAAGGTCATAAATTCTCTTTCCTAAATCAAGTTGCCGAACAGTAATAAGATCATTAAGGAGCTTCTTTTGAAGGGATGACAAATCCTTATCATTAGAATACTTCTTTAAGAAATTAAGCTGTGCAGCTGCTTGATTAATCAAAAGATCATCAAATAACTGAAACTGATTTTTGTCAGGTCCAGGAATGAGACGTTCTTGAGCTTCCTTCTTCTCTGTTAATGGATGTTTCATGGTTTCTCCTT